CCGTTGCAGACCAAGCGAGACGAGGGCGTGCCAATGTTCACGCCCGAGGGGGCCGGCGGCACCATCGGCATGGTGAGCCTGGAGAACTCGTGGTTTGAGGCGGTGGTGCAGCCGGTCGAAACGGCCCATTTCGGCTGCACGCTGATCCGGTCTTCGGCGCTAAAGCGGACGCCAGCCCCGTGGTTCCTCGGGACGCCCAGGCCAGACGGGCACTGGGGAGACGCGCCGGCAGGCGAGGTGACTCGCACAGACCCGGACATCCACTTCTGGAGGCAGTTTCGAGCTGCCGGCAACCGCCTCGGCATCGCCCCGCAGGTGGCAATCGGGCACGCAGAACTGAAGTTCACTTGGCCGGGCCGAGACCTGAAGCCGGTCTATCAGTCTCCGAGCGACTACTGGGGCAAGGGCGGGCGGCGTCCTTCAGAAGCTTGGGGATCTGTTGAGCACGGGGAGGCAAGCAATGTCTGACCGCATCGCCGTCCGTTTCATCCGGCCTTTCCAAGCCTACCGCCGTGGCGACGTGATCCAAGTGGACCGTGGGCCGGCTCAGGGCTGGATTGCGGCCGGCATTGTCGTGCCTGTTGCCGATCAGTCGCTGCTTGAGATCGCCGCCGTTGAGCGTGAGAACGTTGAGACCGCCGATGCAACGCCAAGGAGAAAACGCCGATGAGGTATCGCAGTCTCGTGCGTGCAACCGAACCCGCCAGCAACCCGGTGACGCTGGCCGAGGCGAAGCTGCACCTGCGTATCGACAACTCCGACGACGATACCCTGATTGCCAGCCTGATCTCGGCGGCCACCCGCTGGGCCGAGGACTATTGCGACCGGACGTTTTGCCACACCCAGTGGCAGATGCGTGTCGATTCGTTCTACGGCGCCATCGGCAGCCCGGTGCAGTTCGGGCTCAAGGCGGACGGCAACAACATCGAAGGCCGCCAGGGCGTGGTGCCGCAGCTGGATCTTGAGCTGCCCCGCCCGCCGATGGTGCTGACCGGCACGGCCACAAGCGTGACAATCGCCTATACACCCGGCGTGAGCGGCACCACGGCCACGTTGAGCACGACCGAATACCGGGTAGACCGTCAGGCAACGCCCGGCGTCTGCCGCCCGCTGTACGGGCAGACGTGGCCCACGCACCTGGTGGATCAAAACAGCGTGACGGTGACTTGGTGGGCCGGGTATTCGTCTGACGGCACAAGCGTGCCCGCCACGGTGAAGTCGGCCGTTCTCAGGATCGTGTCGCACCTCTGGAGCAATCGAGACGCCGCACAAGAGGCGGAACTCTCCGAAGTGCCATTTGGCGTCAAGGCGATGCTCAACACGGTGCGCTGGGGGGGCTACAGCTAATGGCACTGCCAGCAGGCGACATGTGGACGCGGGTGACGATTGAGGCCCCGACGCCAACGGCGAACGAGGTGGGCGAGCCCGTGCTGGCATGGTCTACGTTCGCCACTGTGTGGGCGGCCGTCGATTCGCTCTCGGCCCGCGAGACCGAGCGGTTTGCCGAGACGGTGGGGTTCATGACGCACCGCGTGCGAATCCGTTACCTCGCTGGGCTGACCGGGGCCATGCGGATCGTCTACCGGGATCGCACGCTGGAAATCGGGCAGATCATCGAAAAAGACCGGCTGTGGCATCAGGAAATCATCTGCACTGAAAAGAGGTCCGCCGGATGAGCCTGCCAGAAGCACCCGAAGCTTTTCTGTTTCAGCGTCTGACGAGTCAAACGTCGGTCAGCCAGTACATCGGCTCGCGGGTGTTCCCGCTGCTCGCGCCCACTGGCGCGCCGCTGCCACTGGTCATCTACCAGCGGACGGCCGTGGACCGGCCGCAGTCGCTCGCAGGGAACGTCGGCAACCCGGTGGTGACGCTGCAGCTGACCACCTACGGCACGTCATATACCAGCGTTAAGACGATTGCCCGGGCTGTCCGCCTGGCTGTCGATGGCTGGACGGGCACGACTGCCGGCGTGACGATCCAGCGTACAACGCTGCAGACAGAGGCGGACGGCGTTGACCTTCCGCAGGACGATCAAATGCTGCCGTACTACTCAGTGCAGCAGACTTACGACTTTCGCATCAATGAGGCCACGTGATGCCAGGTGGCGTTGATTTTCGTCTGAACACCACAGAAAAGGACGCCCGGTGGATGCAGGGCAGCGCCTTGCAGGAGTCGCTGATCCTTGACCCGCAAGATGTGCGGGCGATCGTTGAAGACAGCATGCAGCCCGGTTTGCAGGCCCTGCGTCGCAACGTCGGGCAAGTGGGCACAGTGACGGGCAGGCTTCGCAGGGCACCGGCGGTGCTGACCCGCAAGTACGGCCGACAGCCAAGGTTTCGCATCTTGGGGCTGCTCGGCTACCGAAGCGGCATTGCGCCACATGCCAGGTTTCTTGAACTTGGCACGCCACCGCGTGCGGGCCGGGGGCTGGTAAAGGCGCGGCGTATGGCTTGGAGTGCGTTCTTTTTGAACCGCCAGCAGATGCTGAACACCGTGAAGGCGCGGTTGGAGGCCCTTGTCGCCAAGTCACTGAGCAGGATGGCCTAACTGCAAGGGTTCTGCATCGGGGTATACGGTTTAGGTAGGGCATCACGTCCCGCAGGACACAAGGAGAAGTTTCATGGCAGCCGATTCGCAGGGCAGTACGTTTGTGTTCCTCAACGCCACCTACACGGTCACCAGCGTGACTGTGACGCCGGGCGGCGATCTGCTTGACAACTCGCACCTCGGGCTGGCCAGCGGCGCGGCTCGCACGTATCAAGCCCCCGCCCTCAAGGACAATGAAATCTCAATGGAAGCCTTCGGCACGTCCGTCGTGGCGATCGGCACGTCAGGCTCTCTCGCGTTCGGGGCAGTGACGTACACGGCGACGGTCTCCAGTTCAAGCGTGTCCTACGCTGTTGGCGAACTCGTTAAGCAGAGCCTCACGTTCAAGGTTGCGTAAGCCGAGGAGGCTAGCGTGGCCAACGTATCGCAAGGCACGACCGTCACGTGGAACAGCGTTGCGCTTGGAGAGGTGGTTTCCGTGTCGGTAGACGGCGTCTCTGCGGACACCGTTGAGACAACCTCACGCACCAGCACAAGCCGCTACAAGGTGTTCCGGCGATCTGACATCGACTTGGGCAGCGTGCAGGTGACGGTGCGCGGCACGCAGGCGATGACAGTGACCAACGTCGGCTTGACGGCTGCGTTATCCATTAACGGACCAGGTGCCTCGTGGTCATTCAACGAGGCGATGTTTAGCAACCTGTCGTGGCAGGCCAGCGTGGGCGAAATGCAGCAGTACAGCGTGACCTTCAAGCTCATAGGGTGATACATGGCTTTGACCAAAGATCAGATTCTGTCGGTGGATGACTTGGGCCTGCTCAGGCTGCATGTGCCCGAATGGAACGGCGACGTGTTTATTCGCGTCATGACGGTCGGCGAGCGAGACGCCTATGAGAACGAATGGCAGCGCAAGAAGGAAACCGGCGTGGACGACTTCCGCACCAAGTTTCTGGTGCGGTGCCTTGTGGACGAGAATGGCAATCGCCTGTTTGACAATGGCGACGTGGCCAAACTGGCCCAAAAGTCGGCGCGCGTCATGAACCGCATCTGGATGGCGGCCATGGAGCACAACAACCTTTCCGATCAGTCGATCGAGGAACTGGCAAAAAACTCCGAGCCCGGCCCGACGGCCGGGTCTTCATGATTCGGCTTTGTCTGGCGACCGGGTGGACGCTCGAGTACGTCGAATCGTTACCAATCACCACCTACCGGGAGTTGCTGGCGTTTGACAAATATATGGAGCCGATCGGCAGGCAGTGGGAGCAGACGGCGACGCTTGCAGCCTTGACGATTGCCCCCCATGTCAAAGGCCGATCCCCAAAACCGTCCGATTTCATACCCGTCCGCAAGCCCCCGATGAGTGCCGAAGAGATCGCGGCCGAACTTTCCAAGCTGAAGAACCACGCCGATGGCAAAAGTTGATCTCGCATTCAAACTGACCGCAAACGCTGACGGCATGGCTGCCGGTGTGGCCATGGCTGACAAAGAACTTGCCAAGGTAGGGGCAAGCTCACGGGCCACGTCTGCCGAGTTCCGACAAGCGGCAAAGATAACGCAAGAGCTGCGCACGCCAGCCGAGAAGTACGCCGAAACGATCGCCAAGCTCGACGCCTTCATGCAGAAGGGCTTGGTGACTCAGGATATCTACAACCGGGCCGTTGCCAAGGCCGACGAAGAACTCAATGCGGCAAACTCAAGCATGGACGAGCTGGGCCGCAAGGCAAGCCTGGCGGAACGGATCTTAAACGGGACCAGCGAAGCCATTCGCGGCGTTGGCGACGCCACCAAGTCAATCGCGGATGCAGGCGTAAGCGTCATCAAGTTCGGCAAGGACGTGGCCTTCACGTACCTGCAGTGGAAAATCTTTCAGGCAGTTCGCAGCCCGGCGGGGCTGAAAGATTTCGCCATCGGTGCGTTGAAGGCGACGATGGCCGCCCGCACCATGATTTTCGCCGCCAAGGCGCTCGGCATCGGCCTTGCAATCGGCGGCGGCGCTGTCGGCACGACTGCCGCTGCTGTGCTGGGCTTGTCGAATCCGCTTATTGGCGGGGCTCTACTGACGCTCAACTTAAGCCGAGCGTTTCTTAACGCGAAAGACAGGGCGTTTGAGATGGCCGCTGCCATCACAAGCGGCACCGCAACCCTGCAGCAGCTCAATGCCGAGCTTGGCCAGGTGCAGGCCCAGCAGGTGGACAACTTGGCCTTTGCCATGGAAGAAGCGACTGCGGCCGGCGAGCGCTCAGGCAGTGCGCTTGCCGGGCTGGCTGACGTGTTTGTGACTCCGTTCATCGGCGCGTTCGCGGCCATTCAATCCGGCGTGGCTGGATTTACCGATGGAATTTCCAGCGTGGTAGAGGGCGTTACGTCAATTGTGCAGCCTATAGCGCAGGCGATGGCCCCAATTGCCACGCTGATCGGAACAATTGCCGAGGGCGTGCTGAAACTTATTGGCATGTTTGGCGACCTGCTTGGGATCGTTCTCCGAGTCGCGGGCGCGTTCGTCAACACGCTGCTTTCTCCGGTCATCGCCGGTTGGACCAATCTTTCTGAAACGATCCGCAGCAAAATGAATTCCGCTTTTGATTTTGTGGGCCAGAAAATTGACTGGGCTCATAAGAAGTTGGATTCGTTCTACGAATTCATGTCAAAGGTGCCCATCATCGGCGGTGCGTTTGCCAGCGGCGCACCGCCGGCGGATGTTGGTGCTGCTGCGGCTGCAGGTGCAGAGCAAGCCAATGCGGAAGCGATGCAGTCTGATCGACTTAATTTTGAATTGGAGTTGTACGCCGCCCGTCGTCAAAACGAACAAGCAATTGTTGAAGCTCGCAAAAAAGCCGACGCCGAACGATTAGATGCCGAACTGGAAGCATTTGGCCAGCGTCGTGCCATGGAACAAACAATTGACGAAGCACGCAAAAAGTCGGCATCGGATCAACTGGACGCAACACTAAAAGAGTTTGGCGAGCGTCGTGCCCTGCAACAGCAAATCAACGAAGCCAACCGCAAGCACCAAGAACAAGTCGCCGAAAAGCAGGGGGAAATCGACAAGGTTGTGGCCAAGCGTAAGGCCGCCCTCGGCGGCAAATCCAACGAAGCCTTGAAAGCCAATGATCTGCGGTCCAGCGAGGGCATGTCGCAATTCATCGCCCTAGCCACGGGTCGGGAAGATCCCGCCATTGCTGAGTACCGCAAGCAAAGCGAGAAGCTTCAACAGATCGTTGCCGAGCTCCGTGCCTTGCAGCAGCAGCCGGTGGACATGCTGGGGGCCGCCGCATGAGCGTCGTTCGCACCACGGAACTAGCCGAGGTCTCGGGCTCGCGGAAGTTCGGCGAGCCGCCGGTCTACCAACGCCAATGGGTGGTCGAGGTGGACGACCCGGCGCAGTCCACCACCGACATCAGCAACGGCCCCGGCGTGACGTTCCTCGACCCGCACCCGGACGCCACCTACTGCCGTGCGTTCAACGTCAGCGTGGCCAACTACAACGGCAGCCGCTGGCACTACCTCGTGACGTGGGACTACGAGGTTCCAAAGCTCTCGCAGGAGCAGCTGGACGCAAATCCCTTAAATCGCACCGACATCTGGAAGTTCACCACAACGGGCATGGCGGTGCCGGCCCTCTACTACTACTACGGCAGTGGCAACAACGACCGCCGCGCCCTGACAAATTCTGCCGGCGACATCCTTGAAGGTGCCATGACCGACATGGCGGTGCTTCAGGCGTCGATCAGCGGCAACCGCCAGAGGTTTGACTACAACATGGCGGCGAACGTCACAAACTGCGTCAACGACTCGCCCTATCTCGGCGGTGCCGCGTATACGTGGAAATGCAGAGGAATGAGCGGGCAGCCTGCCGTTGAGGTCGTGGACGAAATCGAGATCCGATATTGGCAGGTTGAGGCTTCGCTCGAGTACAACCCAACCGGCTGGCCACTGCTGCTGCCAAACGTCGGGTGGAACTACGTTTCGGGCGGCCAGAAGAAGCGCGTGTGGGTGTATTACGACCCAGGCAGCGGGCAGCCTTTGGAACAAGTGGCCGCCAGCAACCCGCAGCCGCTGCTGTCCAACGGCGCTCTCGACACGGCGAGCCCCGGCGAATCCAACCCGCCGATGCTTCTGACTCGGCGCGTTCACAAAGCCATCAACTTCCAGCAATATTTCGGCACCCCACCCACGTAGGAAATCACATGGCAGACATCACCTACTCGATCAATTCCTCGCTCTC